ACTACCTGCGTGAGCGTACTGGTAAGTCTGCTCGTATTAAAGAGCGTCTTAACTAAGGTATCGCTAACGCGACATCTAAAAGTTAATAGCAAACAAGGGGTTGGCGTGATGCCAGCCCCTTTTTTTATGCTCTTGTCCACGGATTGGCTACGCAGGTTTTTTTGTGGTCAGTTGTAGACATTAAAAAACCCGCCGAAGCGGGTTAGAGCCAGAGTTGGCCTTGGGACGTTTTGGAGCCTCCACGGGCAGGGTGGGGCGGTACGGGATTTACTTTACCTGGGCACATGATTATATCGGTTACAGTTTCTAAGGATTTGAAAGTACATCCGCAGTTTATGTTCTGGCATTGATTGTATCGTTCTTTTGTATTCTCAGAGAGCACAACACTGCTGCGTGTGTGTGCAGCGTGAGAGCACTTTGGACAATTCATCATTTAGGATTCGCCCTGTTGAATATTTAACTTGATCATACCTTTCGATAACCCAAAAGGATAATAAATATTACTATTACAATCTTGAATCCTCGATTTTAACTTCAAGTTCGATACTGGTTGTATATCCGTTGTCAGCGCTCAGGCTATGCGTCAGCGTTGTGATGATCCATTCCCCCGCATCAATTTGCTGCTTGAACCCGCTTACCTTCACAGGCATTTCCGTGTATAGCTCCGCGCGCCCCTTCGCCAGCTGGATTGAGAACGTTGCCACACCACGCTGCAGGCGCTCCCACTGCATTTTAGCCGCCCGCTCTGCGTTACCCCGGTTTGCGTAAGTGCGGCTCAGTACCAGCACGTTTTCATCCGTGCCGATAAGGTAATCTCCTTGTTTAGCCTCCGGCTCCTTCTTCTTCGCCGTGGTTTTACGTCGCCTGCGCTTCACCTTCGCCACCGGCTTCTTTGCCGGTTCGCGGGTATGCAGCCAGCTGGCAATCACGCCGGTGTAAGCGTCCCGGTCCGCCAGGGTAAAGCGGTGGCTGTCTCCGTCCCTGCGCTTAAGGGTGATCACCGGCAGCGTCCTGCCGCTTGCCGTCTTTCCCTGGCCCTGCCGGATAAACAGCAGATTACCGTCCTTGACGCAGGCAACTGCGCCGCACTGTTTAGCCAGGCGCATCAGAAAGCTGGCGTCTGATTCGTTGGTCTGATCGAGGTGGTCAATATCCATCTTTGCCATATCCTCACCCATCGCAATTTTCAGCTTATACCGTCCTGCCACCTCACGGATAATTTCGCCCACGCTGGTTTTGTGCCAGGACTTTTCACGCTTCGTGTTCAGCGTCTGCCTTAAGTCCGCGCTGCGCGCCCTCAGCGTCAGCCGGTCAGGCGTGCCGCTGTGCTCGATTTCGTCAACCGTATAGCTGCCTTTCGGAAAAAGTGCCTCTCCCTGCCAGCCCAGCGACAGCGAGAGCACCACGCCCCGGCGCGGCAGCTGCAGCTGGCCGTCCGCGTCATCCAGCTCGATGTCCAGCTGGTCCGCCTCAAAGCCCCGGTTATCAGTGAGCGTCAGGCTCAGCAGGCGCTTTTCCAGCTTCTGCGTGATGTCTGCGCCGTCCATCGTCAGGTGAAACGCGGGGGAATTCTGCTGGCCGTTAATCCACGGGGTTGTCATCATGAGAATAACCCTCCCGCTGCGGCGCTCACCTTCCCGGCAGCAGTAACTGCTGCGCCCTGCATGGCAGACAGCCAGCTGGTCCAGATCGCTGCCAATGGCGTAGGCCACCATCACCGCCTGCGCCGCCTCGTTAACGCGCTGGCGCAGCAGGATTTCCCGGTAGGTGCTCTCCTGCAGGATTTTAACAACCGGATCGGATTCCAGCGCCAGCACGCGGCGCATGGCGGCCTGTTCATTCGCCGGATAAAGCGCAATTAGCGCCTCTTTACGCTCTGCCAGCAGCGATTCAAAGTCCGGCACCTCAATAATCTGCGGTGCAGGGAGCTGGGAAAGGTCAATTACTGCCACTGTTCACCCCCGTTGAAACCGTCAAAGAAAGCGGTGAGCCGTCGGCGCGCTGGCCGCTCAGATCAACCTGCATAGAGCCGTCCGCGTTGCGCGTGATGTTTACCGAGGCCAGCCGGATGCGCGGCTCCCAGCGGCTCAATGCGGTATAAGTGGCGGCCATCACCTGCAGTTCTGTGGCATCGTTTTGCGGCTGGTCAATCAGCACCGACAGCAGCGAACCGTAACCACGCCGGGCAATGCGGCTGCCTTCCGGGGTGATCAGGATGTCGCGCACGCTCTGGCGGATGTGTTCGATGTCGGTAATGGCTTCGCCGGTGTCGCGGTTCATGCCGAGATACATCATTGCGGGCCTCCTGACGTGTCGCCGCCGGACTTCACGCCGCCGTGCTTATGGGTATGCGCCACGACACCATTTGAACGCATTGAACCGCCGCCGTGTGTCACATCACCGTTCATCGTGGTGTCACCGTTTATCCGTGTCTGGCTGGCCTCTATTCCCAGCGCTTCGGTGATCAACTGAATGCCGTCTGCCGCTTCAATGCGCACGCTTTTGATATTCTTTATCAGCAGCAGACCGGTTTCCGGTTCGTACTGAAACCAGCCGCCGTCCTTAAACACCGTGGTGGTGCCGTCTTCTGAATAGTCGGGCGGCGGGAAGGCTTCGGAATAGATGGCGGGCAGCGCAAAGGCGGTTTCAAGATTGCCGCCCAGGCTCAGCAGCACAACCTGTTCCCCGACGGTGGGCTGCCACCATGTGCGTGTATTCCCGGCGCGCAGGGTGAGCCAGTTAATCCAGTTGGTTTCAAGCTCGCCCGTTTTCACCCGGCACAGCCAGTTCACCGGGTCCACGTCGGACACGGTGCCGGTGCGGATCAGATTGGTGATAAGGCGCATGATTTCGGTCAGTTTTTCGTTCATTGGCTTATGATTGACGTGTTGTTTGATAACATCCACAATCTTGTTTTGTAGGATAAATGGCACAAAGGTGAGATAAAAAATGCAATCAGATGATTATCGAAAGCTTGATAACATAGCGTCAGCATATTTCCAAAAGGCAGATATTCTTTTTAAAACCATACACTTCTCCAATGTTGCAATTTCTCATTCCTCACCAACTGCAAATCCTAAGCTAAGCAAGGCTTTTTTAAATTTAAGAGAGATTATCGAAAAAACATCGCCTGATATTTCTGATAAAGGAATTCACCATGACTTGGTAACGAAACATATGCCATCACTCTGCTTCAGTTCATTGATATCTGCGTTTGAAGACTTTGTAATTGAAGTTGCTAGCATTATCTTGAGAAGAGAACCTGAACGTTTGCACAATCTAAAATGCGAATATAGGGTTTTTGCCTCGCTTGACCAAAACAGCCTGACAGATTACCTAATTACAGAAAAACTAGCCTCCCTCACGTTTGGATCGGCGCGTGAATATATCAATAAGCTATGCAATCTCGTATGTCTTGATAAGAAAAAAGTAGAAAGCCTCGTTAAATCATTTATTGAAATGAAAGCCAGGCGTGACGTGGGAGTACACAATAACTGGGTCATGGATGAGCGCTATCTTAAAAAACTTGCAGAGTTGAAAATAACTGCACCCGAAACTAATAACCTCAAACCTGATCTTGATTATTTTAGTCGCACTTATAATGTATGCGGCGATATGGTAAAAATCATAACAAATAATATTTCATCAACAATACTCCATGAAGGTGACATTTTAGATTAAACCAAAAACTAATTTTTCAACCAACGCACCAACGTTTCATGAATTGTATTTTCAACATCGCTGTTCAGACCGAGCAGCGGACGTTCCGCATATTTCACCATCGGGCCACGACGGCTTACCCTGTCCCGCAGGCCGTAGTGATGGACGCGGACCAGCTTCTGCACCCCCGGCACAAAGGCAACCTCAGCGGCGTCTGCATCTGCCTGCGCCTTGAGATATTTTGCTGTTTTCAGCTTCGCAAACATGCCGCGACGGATGCGGCTCTTTTTGCTGCGGGCGCTGACGCGGCGCGGCTCCCATGCGGTGCCGTCCGGGGAACGCTGCGCGGTGATGCTTGCCTGCTGAATGCGGCGCACGTCGCGCGCCACCTCGCGCAGCATATTTTTCCGGGCCGCCGGTTCCAGCTGTGACAGTAGCGCCGCCAGCCACGCATCCACTTCATGCAGTTCAGCCACGTTTCACCGTCCAGGCTTCCTCCGGCGCGTCCGGCTCGGGCACCGCCTCAATGCTGACTTTACCGTCTACAGTGGTTGCTACGACGCGCTCGGTCAGCTTCAGGTCCATGCTGATGTCGCAGCGGTCATTCCCCAGAATATCGACCTCAAACGAAAACAGCCTTTCGCGCGCCTCACTGTTCTGCAGTGCGTCGGGCTGGTTTTCCCGCAGCCATAAAAGCACCGGGGCCATCAGCAGGTTCTGATCACCGGTGAAGTCAGTGATCACCACGTTTAGCGTGTAGCGATACTCCCACGACAGGGACGCGGCGGACGTGGCGACCAGCTGGCCGCTGTCCACGAACAAGTGCAGGCGGTCCGGGTTGTCGGCCACATACCGGACGGACTTATTCAGGGCGCTGCGTAAGGACTGCGGCTTGTTCATCGTCTTTTTCCTGACAGCTGATGATGGTATCGACCTTACCGGCACATGCCGCCC